GCAGCGCCGAGAGATGGAGATGGAGGTGAACGATGAGCAAGGGAGTTTTTATCGAGGGAATCACGGTTGATATGTTACGGAACGCATGCCTTGAAGCCGTAGAGGAGTTGCTGAACGAGGGCGATATGGTCGATATGGAAGTGAAGCCGACCGAGTGGATTCCAGTAAGCGAGAGGTTGCCAGATGCAGAGTATGGAGAAGGCGATTCGGTGCTGTGTTGCACTGAATCGGGTTTAATGTACATTTTGTATTGGAATGGCGGGAATTGGTGCGTTCCAACTGGTGAACCACATCAATGGGTTAATCACAAAACAGGATGGCATGATAAGGTAATTGCATGGATGCCACTACCCGAACCGTACAGAGAGGATGGTGAAGCATGAGTAATGTGTTTTTATACCTTTACATAACAATTAGTCTCGCTGTCGTTGTGTGGGGAGTGTTCCAAATCATACAAATAAACAAAGAGTACAAGCGAGATTTGAAGCGTATTGATGAATGGTATCAATCGGAATTGGAATGGCTCGAAGAGCAACGGAGAGAGCGAGAGGAGGAAGAAAGGTGAACATAGTTAGTTTGACGGGGAATCTCACCAGGGATCCGGAGCTCAGGTATACCACAGAGCAGAAGCCGGTCTGCAGATTCTCGATCGCAGTGAATGACGGATACGGAGACAAGCAGAGGACGAGCTTCATCCCGATCGTCGTCTTCGGGAAGAGCGCGGAAAACTGCGACAAGTATCTGAGCAAAGGGTCTAAGGTCGGAGTCACGGGAAGGATCCAGACGGGCTCGTACACCAACAAGGAAGGACATAAGGTGTACACCACGGACGTGATCGCCGGCAACGTGGAATTCCTGACGTCGAGGGCCCAGCAGAGCACAGAGGATGAGTACATCCCTCCTGGCTTCGAAGAGATTGACGATCCTGGCTTCTAAGGTGGGGGCGAAAAAAGAATCTCCTTTCGGTATCGTATTGGTATCGAAGGGAGACTTTTTTATGGCAAAGAACGGCAGACAGAGATATGACTGGGGCGCGATCAGGGATCGGTATGTCACGTCCGACATATCTCTGACCGAGCTTTCCGAAGAGGTTGGCATCCGGAAGAGGACCGTCGCGGAAAAGTGCCGTAAAGAGGGATGGGTAGAGGCCCGACATCAATACCGGCAACGAGTGGCAACAAAAACGACATCGAAACTGGCAACAAAAGTCGCAGACAAAAAATCTGATATCCTTGCACGCGTGCTGGTTGGGGCGGATATATCAGCAGACAAAATCGTAGAGGTGCTGACCAGCGGAAAGCCATTAAAGGCGACAGAGATGGAGCACTACATGAATTGCCTGGAATCCATCGAGCGCATGGCCAGAAGCATACAGGGCATCCTCACGGTCACACAGGAGCGCAAGCTCAAGATCGAGGAGGAGAAGCTGGAGCTGGAGAAGAAGAAGGCCGAGCAGCATTCGGTGGATAAGGACATCACGATCCGGATCGACGGATTCGAGGAGGAGTGGTCGGAGTGATACTGCGGATACCGGAGCCAAACGAAAAGCAGAAGATCTTCCTGTCCGCGAAGCACAAGTACATCGGATACGGCGGTGCGAGGGGCGGTGGCAAGAGCTGGGCCGTCAGGACGAAGGCGAAGCTCCTCTGCGCACGGTTTCCAGGGATAAAGATCCTTATCGTCAGACGGACATATCCGGAGCTGATGGGCAATCACATCGAGATTCTTCGCAAAGAGACACTGGGCTGTGCGAAGTATAACGGCACGGACAAGCTCCTGACGTGGGTCAACGGCTCGCAGATAAAATTCATGTACTGCCGGCAGGACAAGGATCTGGATGCGCTGCAGGGACAGGAGTATGACTGCATCTTCATCGATGAGGCGACGCATTTGACGGAATACCAGATGAAGGCGATCACGGCCTGCTGTCGTGGCGTTAACAACTTCCCCAAGAGGGTGTACTACACATGCAATCCAGGTGGACAGGGGCACGCCTACATAAAGCGAGTATTCATCGACCGGAGATTCAATGCGAGGGAGAATCCGGAGCAGTATACATTCATCCAGGCACTTGTGGATGACAACAGCGCGCTGATGGAAGCACAGCCAGAGTATGTGGAACAGCTCGAAGCGCTTCCGGAGAAGCTGCGGAAGGCATGGCGCGAGGGCAGATGGGATGTCTTCGAGGGACAGGTCTTCGGAGAATTCGTGGATGATCCGGAGCACTATCTGGATCGCCGGTGGACGCACGTCATCGAGCCATTCGAGATTCCGGACACGTGGCAGATATACAGGGGCTTTGACTGGGGCTACGCTAAGCCGTTCTCCTGCGGATGGTATGCCGTCAATCATGATAACTGCCTGTACCGGATCAGAGAGCTCTACGGCTGTACCGGAGAGGCTGACGTCGGTGTGGAGTGGACTGTGAATCAGGTGGCCGACAAGATCCGCGAGATCGAGGGCACAGATCCGATGCTGAAGGGACGGAGCATCCGAGGCATCGCTGATCCTGCCATCTTCGCTGAGGACGGTGGCGAGAGCATCGCAGAGACGATGGAAAAGTACGGCGTGTACTTCGACAAGGGAGACCACAAGAGGATACCGGGCAAGATGCAATGTCATTACCGGCTGGCATTCGACGAGCAAGGACGCGCAATGTTCTACGTCTTCCGGACGTGCAGGCACTTCATCCGCACGATACCGGCCCTGATCTATTCCGAGACCGACGTGGAGGACGTGGACACCAAGATGGAAGACCACATCTACGACGAGTGGAGATATGTCTGCATGTCCAGACCGATCGCGCCGAGGCCGAGGGTGGCACGGGTGCGCAGGGATCCGGCCAATCTGGATGATCCGCTGAACATGATACGGCAGCAGGAAGAAGAATTGAACAGGCCGTATTTGTATATAAAGCTGTTTTAGGAGGGAACACACATGGCAGATGTGAGGACGCCAATCATTGGCAAAGACGAGATCGCCGAGGCGATGCAAGTGCTGGACAAGTACAAGCAGGGCAAGGCATCCATAGACCAGAAGGCGACAACGAATCAGGAGTGGTGGCGATTGCGTCATTGGGACCAGATCGAGCAGCGCAAGGAGACGCAGGACGATGAGAAGCCGGTTTCCGCATGGCTGTTCAACAGCATCATCAACAAGCATGCGGACATCATGGACAACTTCCCGAAGCCGAATATCCTGCCGAGGACCGAGCAGGACGTGCAGGAGGCAGAGACATTGTCCCAGGTCATCCCGATCATGCTGGAGCAGAACGATTACGAGGACGTATACAGCACATGCGCTTTTGAATTCATCATCGATGGAGGCGCGATCACAGGCGTCTTCTGGGATGCGACAGCGAATAACGGCGCCGGCAGCAATCTGATCAAGAATGTGGACGTGCACAACGTCTTCTGGGAACCAGGCATCAATGACATACAGGATTCCGCAAACCTTTTCAACGTCTCGCTGGAGGACGCGGAGACCATGCGGATCGCGTATCCGATGTATGCAGACCAGATCCAGCCGATGGATTCCGGCATGGTGGCCAAGTACATCCACGACGACAACGTGGACACGAGCGAGAAGGTGGAGGTCGTGGACTGGTATTACAAGAAGACGGTCATGGTGGCCGGTGTGGAAGACGACGAGGGCAACGTGCTGTATCAGTCTCCGAAGACGGTTCTGCACTATGTGAAGTTCTGCTGCGATGTGGTGCTCTATTCCTCTGAGGATGATCCGGACTACGCCGAGGCAGGATACTACCAGCACGGGCTGTATCCCTTCGTAGTGCGCAGGCTCTATCCGGTCAAGGATACGCCGTGGGGCTTCGGGTTTGTGGACGTCATGAAGTCTCCGCAGAAGTACATCGACATCGTCGACCAGGCGATCCTTAAGAACACGATGATGCTGGCCACGCCGAGGTACTTCATCCGTAAGAGCGCTGAGATCAATCCGGATGTCTTCGCGGACTGGAGCCAGCCCTTCATCCCCGTCAGCGGTGGATCGCTTGCTGATCAGGTGTACGGCGTGGAGGTGAGCTCCGTGCCCAATGCTGCAATCGCATACCAGGAAAGCAAGGTCAACGAGCTGAAGGAGACATCCGGAAACAGAGACTTTTCGCAGGGCTCCACAGTATCCGGAGTCACGGCAGCATCCGCGATCGCGTCCCTGCAGGAAGCCGGCTCGAAGATCCCCAGAGATATCAACAAGGCTTTTTACAGAGGACATCAGGAAGAAGTGCGGATGATGGTGGAGAACATCAAGCAGTTCGCGGAGCAGCCACAGACATACCGTGTGGATAATCCTGACGGTGGATATAACTTCATCACATACGACAACAGCAAGATCAGAGACAGCATATTCGACATCAAGATCGTGGCAGAGAAGCAGAGCCCGTTTTCCAGGGCAGCACAGAACGAGACCGCGAAGGAGATGTACAGCATGGGCATGTTTGCTCCGGAGATGTCTCTTCCGGCCCTCTCATGCATCGACATGATGGAATTTGAGGGCAAGGACAAGGTCAAGGAGAACATCCAGAACAACAGCATGGTCATGCAGGAGCTCGACCGGCTGAAGGCGCTGATCCTGCAGCTCGACGAGGTGATGCCAGGACTTGCGATGCAGGCCGGACTGATTGATCCGCAGGCTGTAGAGGAGCAGGCGATGGCACAGAGGGCGCAGGCAGGCCCAGCGCTTGAGGGCACGGCAGAGGATCGCGCTGCACGGAAGGCCAGCAAGACGGACACAGCAAGGACTGCTGCAGCCAGGAAGAGAGCTGCTACGCAGGCATCGATCGGAGGCTGATATGACTAAGCTGATCATGGATGTGAAGGACGACGACAGTGCTCTGTACTTTGAGTGCATCATGCATGTCGGAGACCATGACATCTGCACTATGGTATCCACGCTGTGCAATGTCTTGGTGCTCCGGTGTGACCAGAGGGACTACGACGTGGATATCTATAACGAGGGGCACGTCAGGATCAACATCGAACGAGCCGACGCCGGCACATGCGCTGTAGCGCGTGCGCTGCTGGACTCGTTTATGTACTTAGAGGAAATGTATCCGGATTATGTGAAAGTGTATTGAGGTGACACAATGGCAAGAGGAAAAGACACAGAGGCTTATCTGAGACGGAGAAACCGGTCTGAGGATGAGGAGCAGAACGAGCGCAGGCGTGGGATCGCGCAGGCGTATGCAAGACACAGAGCGCAATCGCGTGAGGAGGAAGAGCCGGAGGAGAGACCGGCAAGAAGGCTGCAGGCGACAAGACGTCCCATCTCCGAGGACGCGGAGCAGGAGGAGACCGAAAGCCGGTTCACGCGCAGGCGCCGGAGGGTGGGGGAGAAATAATAATCCCCGTGTCCTATACTGATATCAATCAAGGCTCGCATCCTTAACTGCAGAAAGGAACAGACATGAAAATAAAAAGAATACTGCGATGGGATCTCTTTGACGGAGACGGTGGAGAAGGCTCCGGAGCATCCTCAGCAGAAGCCAGCGCATTTATGCAGAGCATAGGTGCATCCGAAGACGCCAACAACGGTGACCGCGTGGAGTACGGTCTGCCAGACGAAGGCGAAACGGAACGTCCTGTCGGCGAGGACACGAAAGACCAGGGCCCGTCCCTGGCAGACGAGTTTGCTGAGCTTGTCGGTAAAGGCGGTAAGTACGAGCAGATTTTCGGAGAACGAGTTTCACAGGCTGTCCAGAACAGATTCAAAAATCAACAGGACTGGCAGAACATTGTGGCCGGCTACGAAAATGCTGTGGCTCCTCTTATCCAGCACTACGGACTTGAGCTCGGCGACATCGATGGACTGAGTCAGGCGATCAGCGATGATGACGATCTGTATGCTCGCGCAGCAGACGAAGAGGGGATCACGCCGGAGAGGTATCGCGAGAATCTCCGGCTGCAGCTCGAAGCACAGCGAGGCCGGAGCATGATGGAGGAATACCAGGCAGAGCAACGGCAGCGCGCGATGTTCGATCAGTGGGACGCAGAAGCGCGCACGCTGCAGGAAACCTTCCCCAAGTTCGATCTGGAGAGCGAGATCACGACGAATCAGCGGTTCGCAGATCTGCTGGACAACGGCGTATCAGTGTCGGATGCTTTCATGGCGACACACATTGACGACATCTTGAGTGGGAGCACGGAGTACACCAGACAATCCACAAGGGAGAGTGTGGCGAAGAATCTCACCAGGAATGCGAGACGGCCTGTGGAAAACGGCATGAGCCACGGCCCGACAGCGGTACGAAGATCAGATCCGTCGAAACTGAGCAACAACGATTTGGACGAGATCCTGAAGAGAGTGGAGGAAGGACAAACCTTCCGATTCTGATAGTGATCCCGTCCGCGTGGAAGGGAGAATTATCATGTATAAGAGAGAATTAAATTTCCATCTGTTCGATGTGACGGATGATCAGACAAATCTGAACGTCAACTGGACTGGCCAGGTAAACAATACGAGTGCAAATCCTCCGGTAACCGGGCAAGATCTGTCCGCTGAGATGAAAACCTTCTATGACAAGGTGCTCATCAGACTGGCAGAGCCGGCACTTGTCCACGATCAGTTCGGACAGAAGAGACCGATCCCGAAGGGCTCCGGAAAGACTATCGAGTTCAGACAGTTCAGCTCGCTGCCGAAGGCGACGACTCCTCTGACCGAGGGCGTCACTCCGAAGGGCCAGAAGTACGAGGTCACCAAGAAAGAGGCTACCATCCAGCAGTATGGTGCCTACATCGCGGTAACCGACATGCTGCAGCTCACGGCCTTCGACAACAACATGGCTGAGATCGCCAAGATTCTGGGTTCTCAGGCCGGCAGAACGTCCGATACACTGACCAGAGAGGTGCTGGCAGCAGGAACCAATGTCATGTACGCCGGTGGAAAGGCTGCTCCTGCAGCGCTGACATCTTCCGATGTCCTGACCGTGTCCGACATCAAGAAGGCTGTCAGAAAGCTGAAGAGAGCAAACTGTCCGCGGATCAACGGCTACTACGTAGCGATCGTGCATCCGGATACCGTGTACGATCTGTGGGAGGATGACGAGTGGATCGAAGCATCCAAGTACGCCGGCTCCGAGCAGATCTTCCAGGGCGAGGTAGGAAAGCTCTACGGCGTGCGGTTCGTAGAATCTACTGAGGCCAAGATCTGGGCGAAGGAAGCAGCCGGAACGACAGGTGGACACGGCAATACCGGCTGTGCTGTATACGGCACTCTGGTGCTCGGTGAGAACGCGTTCGGCGTCACGTCCATCAACGGTGGTGGAATCGAAACTATCGCGAAGCAGCTCGGCTCCGGTGGAACCGCAGATCCGCTGAACCAGAGAGCGACTATCGGCTGGAAGCTGAACAAGGTCGCCAAGATCCTGACAGAAGAGTACATGCTCCGTATCGAGCATGCGTGCTCCATCGGAGATTCCGACGCAAATTAGGAAGGAGGCCAGTGATGGCTAAGAAGAAGACTGACGTAGTGGAAGAAGTCAAGGCCGAGGAAAAGGTCGAGGCAGTGGAAGAAGTCAAGGCCGAAAAGCCGGAAGTGGATTACTACGACGAGCTTGTGCCGATCTTCATTCCTCTGATTGACGGAGAGAGTGGGGACATCACGGTGGGTCATAACGATCTGCTGTACAAGATCAAACGTGGCGAGGAAGTCATGGTGCCACGAAAGCTGGCAATCATCATCCGCAATTCCAATGCGCAGGCTGTGGCCATGAGAGCATACTCCGAATCTGTGAAGAATCAGGAGCTGTAGAAGATCAACGGGGGTGGCTGGTGCTGCCTCCGTTTTTTTGAAGGAGAAAGACATGGCGACATTAGAATCAGTGATCACGAAAGTGAAGACGGAAAAGCCGAATGCCTTTACCAATGAGCATCTCACGAAGTACATCAACGAGCTGGAAGCGATCGTGCTGCACTACATCGATGAAGACGTCGAGGAGTATACGTACAGCGCTGACAAGGACGTCGAGCTGACGGTAGAGGCTCCGTATGACAGCATGTACGAATCGTGGCTCAAGGCCAAGATAGACTTTGCGCATGAGGAGTATCAGTCATACTCCAATAACCAGGCGCAGTTCAACGAGGACTTTTCCACGTGGAAGGCATACGTCATCAGATCAGGCATGTTTGTTCCAAAGATGCCCGATAAAATCAAGAATTGGTGGTGATCCTATGCTCGTAGCTCCGGCATTTACATTTGATCCGACGATCGAGAGGATCATCGAGTTTCAGGGATACAACAGGAATGCCGTCATTAACGACGGCGAGATGAGGGACATGAAGAATCTCTCATCGGATGAGTATCCGTGTCTGACGCAGAGAAAGGCACGGGTTCCTTTTATTGATACAGAAGATCCTTCGTGGGATGCGATGGATCTCCAGCATCCGGTGCACATGATCGAGAAGGGAAGCAGAAATTCTGACGGCACTCTGTCGGATATGAAACTGGCCGTCATCGATCTGGTGGGGGACAAGTACAGATTCAAGTACGACGGAGTGGAGTACAACAACTTCGAGCTGAGCGCGGATACGCAGATGGTGGCGATCAATTCGAGGATCTGCTTCTTTCCGGAGAAGATGTACTTCAACGTCATACCGGACGAGCACGGCGTGCACCATACAGGAACGCTGTGGGCGAACATGACCGCATCGTCCTCCGTGCACATGTCGACGGATGACACGTACCAGATCCTCACGCTGGCGAATCAGCTTGAGGCGAGCCAGTTCAATACGGATGACGTGGTGAGCATCTACTGCGAGCTCCACGTGGGCACGAATCAGTATGACTACACACAGACGCCGATGGTCTGCGCGATCTCGAAGCGCGAGGGCCTGTCCCTGTATATACCGGCCAATACTTTTTTGGAGCTGGCTGCAGCAGGCGCGACGTCAGCGATCCTGCGTAACGTCCGGATCGAGAGACCGTGTCCCGATCTGGATTTTGTCATGGAGTACAATAACCGGCTGTGGGGTGTGGATAACAAGACGAATGAGATCCGCGCATCCAAGCTGGGCGATCCGACAAACTGGAATTATTACCAGGGGACGGCGATGGATTCCTACGCAGCCACGCAGGGCACGGACGGCGCGTGGACGGGCTGTGCTCCGTATTCCGGACATCTGATCTTTTTCAAGGAAAACTACATGCACAAGGTGTACGGATCTAAGCCAAGTCTGTACCAGATCTCTGTGGCCACGTGCTACGGTCTGGAGAAGGGCAGCCATAAGTCTGTGCAGATCATCAATGATACGGTCTTCTACAAGTCTCGGATCGGGATCATGGCGTACAGCGGTGGCAATCCCATCCTGGCGTCCGATGCATTCGGGCATGAGAAGTATAAGAACGTGGTCGCCGGCACGGATGGGAAGAAATACTACGCATCTATGCAGAAGGAAGACGGCACGTATACTCTCATGGTCTTCGATGTGGCTGCAGATCTGTGGCATATCGAGGATGACATAAGGGTAACGGACTTCTGCCATTACAAGGATCATTTGCTCATGCTCGTGAACAATCAGATTCTGAAGGGCAATACTGATCTGGAGGAATCGGGCGTCGAGTGGATGGCTGAATTCGGGCCGTTTGACGAATACGTGGAGACGAAGAAGATCTACTCCAGGCTGCGGATGAGGCTGGTCATGTCTGCAGGCTCCACGCTGACGGTGAAGATGAAGATCGACAGGGGCGAGTGGGAAACCATTCTGGAGCAGGCAGCAGACGAAGAGACCGCGCTGTTCATCCCGATCATACCGAGACGGTGTGACCGGTTCTCTGTGAGGCTGGAGGGCATCGGCCAGACGCGCATCGATTCCCTTGCCAGGCTGTATCGCGCTGGGACTGACGGAAGGGATGTGAAGATATGATCATCGAGTACGACAGAAGCGCGAATCTATCAGCAGAGCAGCAGCTCAGGTCCCTGCAGGAATCCGTGCAGAGGGCCTTCGACGAGATAACGACGGCCTACAGGGATGACTTATCCACAAGCTCCGGAGAGTTATACACAACGATCAATCTGTTTCGGAAGGACTATGCCTACTTCAACCAGATTACGACAGAGAAGCTGGACGCGGACAGGGCGTTTATTAATCAGCTATTTGCGAAGGACGCCGTGATCGAGGGAACACTGGAGGCTCATGCAGGCCGGTTCGAGGATCTGGAAGCAGACTACGCGGAGATCGACGCACTCGTTGTCAGTCATACGGCGTCGATCAACCAATTGACTGCAGAGGACGTCACGATCAACAACTCCCTGCGTGCACTCACAGGTCGGATCGGGACTATCGAGGCTAATTACATCACGTCCGAACAAGTGGAGGCTGCCTATCTGAAGGTTGGCCTGGCCAATCTGGACACGGCGAACATTGACAAGGCGAAGGTAGGCCAGATGATCGCCAATGTTGGCCTGATCGACAGGGCCACGATCGTTGACGGGCATGTGACCGGATATCTGGATTCGGTGAGCATCAATGCCAACAGCATCACGGCCGGCACGCTGACAACGAACAGGCTGCTCCTGGCAGGGGATACCGGATCGATACTGTATGAGCTGAACAATCTGGGCCAGCTCGTGAGCCAGAACGTGAACACTCTTGACGGGTACGTCCTGACGCCGAGGACGATCAATGCAGACAGGATCGTCGCATCGTCCATTACGGCCAATGAGCTGGACGTCGCAAGTGTGACGGCAGCCACGGTCACGGCATCGAACGTCATGGCGCTGAATCTGGAGGCATACGATCTGAGCGCATGGCAGGCGACTATCGGTGGTTTCCACATCGGTGAGGCTGCGCTGTATTCTCCGGGGGAGCAATATCTCTGGG